GCCAAGCTCCGCGTCCGTGGTCAGTTGATCGCGAAGCACCTCGGTTCTTCGGGTCTTGCAGTCAACCTGGACACGTTCTAGGATCCCATTTGGGTGAGGGTCGTGTTGGCCCTCACCCTTTTTCATAGCCAATGTCTCGAGAGTAGGAGGACAAAATGGCAATTCATAAGATCGATGGCGTCGATGGCGTCAATCATTTTCCAAAGAAGTTTGTAACGCTGACAGCAGCAGGAACTATTACTGTAGGTCAAATCGTGAGGATTGACACCGGAACCACTACAAACGGTGCCGGTATGCACGTAATTGCCAACACAACTCTTGATGACCCAAGGGTCGTTGGTGTTGCTGTTGAAGCCGCCTCTTCTGGTGACGAAGTTAAGGTTCAGGTCGCAGGCATGAACGCTGATACTATCGCTGGTGGAGCAGTCAACGCAGGAGTTATCATCGGGTGTTCAACTGGTTCTGCCCCTGCGGTGCTTACTGCTGCGAACATCACGACACGAGCTTTTGCTATTTGCACGAAGGCTTTCACTACAGACCCAACCGTCAACTACACCGATGGTGAAATCATGATCTTTGATCACGGCTTCTACGGCTGATAAGAATCGCTACCGGACTCTGGGTCCATTCTCGGCTGCTGGGGTATACTACTTCAGCAGCCGTTTTCTTTTTAGGGGTATGTCGTGAATCTCAAAGATCTTACCGATGAAGTCAACTCAGCACTCGATTACAACCCCGACTTGGAAGCATACAAGAGCCAGGTCGCACGGGTAATCAATCGGCACTACCTGCAGCTCTCCAGTCAGTACAGTTGGCTGTTTAGGCAGAAGAAGGCACCGCTGACGCTCCGTGCTGACATTACCGGAGATGCTACAACCAACAAGATTTCTGTTGGTGACACAACAACAAGCTTTGATGCCAGTAACGTCATTAAGTTTGAAGGCACCGCAGACACTTTGCCTACTCGAGAGATGCTCGGCAACACGTTGGTCATCAACGACAACGATACATACACCACGCGAGTGGGTATCTCGCATGGAGCCAGTGAGCGTGAGTTCAAGATCACGGGCATTTTCGATGTAGCAGGATCTACTTTAGATTACGGAACTGCAGGTCGATACGGAGGCACAGATAGTGATGAATGGCCGGATGGATATCAACCATCTGACCACTCTGGTATTGTGATTGATCGCCCTATCATCGATCCAAGTACATCAAGTTCTACTTCGTTGAGTACGAAAGATTACTACACTGACTGGAAGATTGAGTTCCGTCAGTACTACCTACCAGCTGACTGTATCGAAGTTCTTGGGATTGTAGATCGTGGACTGAAGACGCCGGTTCACACTCAGAGCAGTGGTTCTATTACTACTTCAGTAAACACTGCTCCAGATCGTGGCAGAATTCTCTTCATCGATTCAGCGAAAGAGGAACAACTTTACTTGGACCGAGACAGTACAGGTGACCCAGTAATTGGCATTGAAGGTATGCCCGTTCACTTGTCAGCTCCTATGGTCCCACCATTTATACAATCATTGGCGGAAGATGATGATGATGATGTTCTTACATGGTCTTCTTTAGTTAAAGGAGACACATATGAATATTGCTATACGTTTGTATACGCTGGTATTGAGTCTCCCCCGTCACCTGTAACTAAGGTGACTCTGCCGACTGAGGCTTCTTACTATTCAAACTTGATATATACGGAATCTGTTGAAGGTGCTTTTCGTCGAGACGGTACATATGGGCCTACTGAGAAACAATTGAATCCACATAGAGGTAGTACGGCTACTTTGAAAGGTGACGAAAAACGACGGATGACTGGCAGAATAAAGCGGTTTTATCGTCGTAAGACTATGGAGCCTGGTGATACAACTAGTGTAACCAATGCAGGACATCAAAGATGGTTGCATATCGGAGACCACTTCACTGATGGAAGTATTCTGGATATCGGAAGAAAACAAAATGTTTTCGGAGAGGCGGGCGGTAGTGCTGAAGAGCCTTTCCCACATGAGTTTGGAGATCTTACATCAGGTGATGCGTATAAAAATGATCGCCCGATTTTAGGTTGGCCCAGTGCTTACTTTTTAAAGAATGGGTATTGGACCTACCATGATGGTGAGTTGTCTAAGGTAAAGGTTCTGGATGAGTCTGGGCCACGACAAACCATCAGAGTGTATCGTCCACCGAGCCAAGACATGGACATTGAGATTCGATACCTTGCACGTCCAAAACGCCTTGTAGCGGACGCTGACACCCCTGAATGGCCGGTTCAGTATCACCACCTTTTGGTCTACATGGCGTTGGCAGACATTTGTTTGCAACACGGCATGTCAACCCAGGCTCAGCTGTACGAACGTAAATCAGTGGAGCTGTTGGATCGAATGAAGCAGAAGTATCTTGCTCGTACCAACAGAAAATATATTCGTCGCGGGTTTGATAGAACGCTATTTGCTGGTGAACGATTTGGTGTTCCAACAAAGGTCTAATCAATGGATACTCAAACGCTGCAGGTTTTTAGTCTCCGTGGAATGGACGAGCGATGGATCGTAGATCCTCAAGACGCTCTGTACATCCAAGATATGACTTGGACACAAAACGATTCATGGAGAACTTCTGGAGGCTTCCTACAGTTGTTTACCCCCAGTCCATTTGAAAAAGAAGAAGAGACTGGTCAGGGTCAAGTCGCTGGTTCTAATGATGGTGAAAACACTTCTTCATCCGATACAGCAACCACAGATGCTCCTATATTTGGAACTATCAATTCTATTCATTGGTTTGCTCAACACAATGGAGCTCGTCAATGGTTGATCTACGAAGAACAAAACTCAAAGTTCAACTCAACCACTGGAAAGCTCGAGCCTGATGGCACTGTATCTCTCAAGGTTTTTGATGGAACTTTGGGAAAAAGGTTCACAAGTGACGCTGTTCCAGCAGACGCTGAAGTCAAACCATCAAGAACACTGATTCAATATGAAGATGTGGATTCGTCTTCAAGACTTTCTGAATTGAATATTCGTTCTGAATCGCAACTTGCAACAAGAACTCAATCTCAATCATATGGCGGTCGAATCTATTTGGTAAACGGATACGACGAGCCATTGGTTTTTGATGGCGATTTCTGTGAGCGTGCTGGTTTTTCACAGAGACCTCCAGCTCCGTTTACCCAAACAAGCGGATTTGAAAACTCAACTACATTTCCGTTTGCCGTTGGAGATTTTCACCAACAAATTTCAACTCTTAAAATGAGTGGTTCTGGCGCTATACCAGATAGAACTAGAGATTTCGAAGATGGAAATCCATCATTAGGATGGTATTCTCTGCACAAAAATATTCCATACTGGGGCGTCGGTGTAACTAGTGACGCTGAAATTGGAGCTGGTGGATACCGATTTAAACAGGACGACTCACCAAAACATTTCAACCTTTTTTTTAATCCTGTTTCGTTGCGAATGAATTTTCATGCTCTTCAACAAATAAATACTAGAAGATGTGGATTTCAATACAGGGTCACCTATGTCAATGAAAGGGGCCAAGAGTCAGAGGCTTCTGAGGCAAGCAACATTGCATATGTAGACAACGGCTCTGGTGGTAAAAAAAGGGCAGCTCACGGTAAGGGTTTGATTGGTGTATCGCTTCCAATCGGCCCGAAAGAATGTGTTGCTCGTCGGTTGTATAGAACCAGAAATGTATACGACTCTAAAGGAGATTTGTATACAAAAGGTGACCAGCGTTCATTCTATTTTCTTAAAGAAATACCAGACAACATGACTAAAATCATGGTTGATGGTCACCCAGATACTGCTCTTGGAGAACTGCTTGATACCAGAGATTTAGGAAATTTCCCACCACGAACAAAGTTCTTAGCCGTATTCAAAAATACTATGTTTGCTGCTGGTAGTGATTTGAATGAGTTGCGATATTCCGCACCATTATTTCCTGAAGTATTTCCAGAAGACCACATACTTACTATTGGCGATGATGATGGTGGTCCGATTACGGGAATCAGGGCAACTAAAAATGCTTTGGTTGTATTTAAGACACGCGGAATCTATTTGGTCAAGGGAGATCCACTCAATGGATTTTCTTCTCAGACACTAAATAAAGATATTGGATGTATCGCGCCCGACTCTATCGCAGAGGTGCCTGGTTTAGGCTTGGCGTTTCTTAGCGAGAAATCGGTATACCTTCTTGAGGGAGCTCTTGAGAATACTGGAAGCGTCACAGCCGTAGTTAATATTGGATCCGAAATTCCAAATCAACTTGAAAAATTAAATACTTCTGCCGCTATCCGAGCATCATCAGCTGTTTACCAAAGAGATAAAGAGTATTGGCTTTCAATCCCTACAATGGGTTCCAGCAAAAATAACATATGCTTGGTATACCATTACGAGGTTGGATCATGGAGTATTCGAAAAGACTTTCCAGTCGATTGCATGGTCGTGTCTAAAGACCATCGTGGGTACCTTTTTATGGGTAGTAACGATAGTGAAAACGACTATAAATCTGGCATATTGGTATACACAAAAGGTGTGGACACTAAGGGTCTCACAACTCTTGAGCGGTATACGGATGGAAGCGTAAAAGAGACATCGACCGTTCCTATTAATTCCATTTATGAAACGGTTTCAAATGATTATGCGAGCGTGTTTGCTAACTTCAGGCCAGCCCATGTCATGGCTTACGCTGTAGGATACGGAGACAATGGTCTAAATGTGAACACAAGAGTCAATCGATCTATTGACCAGGTTCGCACTACAGTTCAAACAGCAGAGCAACAGGATCCAAATGAGACGTATCCTGTGTATGGCTCTGCTAAATTTGGCACTGATCGATGGATTGCATATCGGCCAACAGTAGTACGTTATGACATCTCAACTACCCATCGAGGCCCGGTCAGGGAGTTGTCAGTTTCATTTGCGTCTTCGAATGGGAACAAGATTGAACTCATCGGATACGACTTAGAGGCCAAGGTTGGAGAGCAAAGATCAATCAAGCCTCTAAACAAAGCATTACGGCCCAGTAGGAGATGACATGGCTTGGAAGTATAAGCAAGAGTACGTAGCAGACGGTGATGTCGTTGAACCATCTGAGTGGCGAGTAAACATCAATGAGACTGTTTCAGAGCTCAATGGGTTTCTTGATACAGACAATATAAAAAAAGACTCAATTCGAAGAGATATTATTC